TCCCGCGAAAGATGATACCTTTATCAGCTTTGGTAATTTCACGGATGTTAAAAAGATTATTAAGTCCGGTCTATTTTATCCTACATTCCTTACAGGACTTTCTGGCAACGGTAAGACGTTCTGTGTTGAGCAAGCGTGTGCCCAACTCAAGAGGGAACTGATTCGTGTCAACATTACTATTGAGACTGACGAGGATGACCTTATTGGTGGTTTCCGTCTGGTTAATGGTGAAACTGTTTGGCATAACGGTCCAGTCATCGAAGCTCTGGAACGTGGAGCAATTCTTCTTCTAGACGAGGTTGATCTGGCATCTAACAAGATCCTGTGTCTTCAGTCTGTTCTGGAAGGCAAGGGTGTGTTCCTCAAGAAGACTGGTCGCTTCGTGACTCCTGCCAAGGGATTCAATGTCATTGCTACTGCTAATACCAAGGGTAAGGGTTCTGATGATGGTCGTTTCATCGGCACCAATGTCCTGAACGAGGCATTCCTAGAACGTTTCTGTGTTACCTTTGAGCAGTCTTATCCTACTGCTGCCACAGAGCAACGCATCATGGAGGGCATCGCTCTCGATCTGGGTATCGAAGATCGTGCTTTCTGTAAGTATCTGTGTGACTGGGCAGACATTATCCGCAAGACCTTCTATGATGGTGGTATTGAGGAGGTGATCAGCACTCGTCGTCTGGTTCACATCATTCGTGCCTACAGTATCTTTGGTGATAAGGAGAAGGCAATCCAAGTCTGTATCAATCGCTTTGATGATGAGACCAAAGCATCCTTCCTGGAACTGTATGATAAGGTTGATGCTGACTTTGAAATGAATACTGATTCAGTTGCCATTGAATCTTCTTTCTGATATAATTGGGGGAGGTAAGTATGCCTCCCATGAACGCCTGGTCTTTACTTTATGAGGAACTAAACATGAGTGAAAATTTTGAAGATCGTTATGAAGATGGTCTTAAATCTAAACATTGGTATGAGTATGATCGCAATGACCTTGATCGCAAAAACCCATTCGGTCTTGGAGACACTACTATCTCTGGCGGTGAAGGAGCAGATACAATTTATTTCTCTGAACCAAGGGTACAAGCAGCACAACCAGTTGATTCTTTCATGACTTTTGGTTCTGAATGTAATGATACGATCAGTTTTGATTTGAATTTAGATTCTACATCAAAAAATGGTTTCTGGAACTATCGGGAGGATGAGATCCTTAAAGAAGTTCGTGATTATTTGAGCGGAACCTATCGCTCTCACTATACTTCTCAAGAATCCAAAACTCAAACTCTTGACCTAGTTGAGAGTATTGGAGACGCAGAACCATTCTGCCGCAGCAACGCAATTAAATATCTGTCACGATTTGGTAAGAAGGATGGCAAGTCTAAACTTGACATTCTAAAAGCAATTCACTATTGTATTCTTCTCTACCACTTCTCTGGCGTCCTCGACAAACCAAAAGGTAATTATGAAACTTTCTGAGTCCACTGTTAATCTTCTGAAGAATTTCTCTTCAATCAACCAGTCCATCTTGTTCAAAGAGGGTAACAAACTGCGTTCTATTTCAGTGATGAAGAACATCCTGGCAGAGGCAACTATCTCCGAAGAGTTCCCCAAGGACTTCGGAATCTATGATCTTAATCAGTTCCTCAATGGTCTGTCACTTCACAACAGTCCTGAACTGGACTTTGAAAACAATCAGTTTGTTGTGATCAAAGAAGGAAAGATGCGTTCAAAGTATTTCTTTGCTGACCCAACTGTAATTGTTTCTCCTCCCGAGAAAGAGATTACTCTTCCAACAGAAGATGTATGCTTTCAACTTACTAGTCAGCAACTGGAGAAACTGAAGAAAGCAGCATCTGTTTATCAACTGCCTGATATCTCTGCTATCGGTGAGAATGGTGTCGTCAAACTGGTTGCTCGCGACAAGAAGAATGATACCTCTAATGATTTCTCTATCATTGTGGGTGAGACTGATGAAGAGTTTGTATTCAACTTTAAAGAGGAGAATCTCAAGATTGTTCCTGGCACATATGATGTGATCGTGTCTTCAAAACTTCTGTCTAAGTTTACTAACCAGAATCTTGATGTGACTTATTATATTGCTCTTGAACCTGACTCTACATTCGGATGATGAGACATATACTCTTCACATTGAAGGGTTGTCCTTACGGATTACTAGATGATGAGGCACACGTTCGTAATGTTCTTGCGAACGCTGCCCAATTATCTGAAAGCACATTATTAAATGTTGCTTCTCATAAGTTCAATCCACATGGTGTCACAGCAGTCGCTCTCCTTGCGGAGAGTCATATTAGTATCCATACCTGGCCAGAGAAAGGTATGGCAGTGTGTGATGTATTCACTTGTGGTGATCACACTAATCCCAGATCAGGTGCGACATACATGTATGAGGCAATGGGTGCTACTGATCTGGTATCTGAAATCTTTACAAGACCCTTGGCATAAATTATGAGTCGTGATGAATTTATTTGGGTAGAGAAATATCGACCCAAAACTATTGAAGAGTGTATACTTCCTGACAATATCAAGAAGACATTTCAAGATTTCCTAGATAAGGGAGAAGTGCCAAACTTGTTGCTGTCTGGACCTCCTGGGTGTGGAAAGACTACTGTTGCGAAGGCACTGTGTGAGGAACTTGGAGTAGATTACTATGTCATCAATGGATCCGATGAAGGACGATTCCTGGATACTGTCAGAAACAATGCGAAGAATTTCGCTTCGACCGTCTCGCTTTCGTCAACTGCAAAACACAAAGTCGTCATCATTGATGAGGCAGATAACACGACCCCAGATGTACAACTCTGCTTACGGGCGTTTACTGAGGAGTTTATTGGCAACTGCCGATTCATCTTCACCTGCAACTACAAAAACAAAATCATCCAACCACTCCACTCCAGATGTTCAGTGGTTGAGTTCGGAATCAGAGGAAAAGAAAGGCAACAACTTGCCGGACAATTCTTCAAGAGACTCCAAGACATCCTCGTTTTGGAGAGAATTGATTTTGAAGGCAAAGTCCTTGCTGAACTAATCAATAAGCACTTCCCTGACTGGCGTCGTGTACTCAATGAGTTGCAACGCTATTCCGTTAGTGGTAAAATTGATTCAGGTATCCTCGCTGCTTTTAGTAATGTCAAGACCGACGACCTTTTTAGGTTCCTTAAAGAGAAAGATTTCCCCGCCACACGGAAGTGGGTTGTTGATAATCTGGACAATGATCCTACTGTACTTCTGCGTAGTATTTACGATGCTCTTTACGCACACTTGGCAGGTCCTGGGATTGCTGCTGCTGTCCTCATTATTGCTAAGTATCAGTATCAGAGTGCGTTCGTGGCAGATCAGGAAATAAATATGCTTGCTTGTCTAACTGAAATTATGGTGGAGTGTGAATTCAAATGATTCCTAGACAAAAGAAGTCCAGAATGTATTATTACTTCTGGGGTGCCATGACCCTCATTGTTTTTATGGGGCAAGTGTATGTCGGTACTGGATATCGAACTATGGCACAGAACACAGCAGATCTCACTGAACTTTTACAATTAGCACTGAAATGAACGTTAAAGTATTGCGAATGAACACTGGTGAAGAAGTTATCTTCACCCTTATCAATGAAGACGATGAGTTTCTTGAAGTAGAGCATCCTCTGGTTGCTTTACCTAATGCCCAAGGACAGGTTGGTTTTGCTCCTTGGTCTACTCTTGCGAAAGAAGATGCGACTATCAAAGTCGCCAAGGAATATATCGTTTATACTATTGAAGCAAGAGAAGAAATCGTAGACAACTACGAGAAGATCTTTTCCCCAATTCAAACACCTAGTAAAAAACTAATCCTATGAAAAAAGTAATCCTTTCGTGTCTAACAATCTGCGCTGCCATTGCAGTTGCTGAACCAGCACTAGCACATAAGAGGCATGGTAGTAGACCTCACTATCGTGAGAGTCATAGTCACTGTCATTTCCATGGCAGAAGAGGATACTCACATTGTCATAGACATACTCACAGTGGACCTGGTAAAGGTCATCACGGCAATAGGTTCATGCATCCTATTTGGGATCCCCATTATTTTGAGTACAATTTCAATTTTAGTCACCACTGATGAAATCTTTGAAGACCCCTCTTCGTTATCCTGGTGGTAAGAGTCGTGCCACCAAAAAGATTGGACCCTATATCCCTGATCTCCGCGATTACGATGAGTTTAGGGAACCTTTTTTAGGTGGAGGTAGTGTATCCATATATGTCACCAAGAAGTATCCAGATATAAAGATTTGGGTCAATGACTTGTATGAACCACTGGTTAACTTCTGGCAGCAACTTCAGGAGAATGGATATGAACTCCGAATGAAACTGATGGAGTTGAAGTCTCGTTATCCTGATCCTGGTTCTGCTAGGGGATTGTTCTTGTCGTCAAAGGATTATCTTGAACACAACAATGAAGATCCTCTATGGAGAGCGATATCTTTTTATGTCATCAACAAATGTTCTTTCTCTGGTCTGACTGAAAGTTCTTCTTTCTCTTCTCAAGCATCTGATAGTAACTTCTCGATGAAGGGTATCTTGAAACTTGAGGGGTACACACAGTTGATTAAAAATTGGGATATAACTAACTATTCATATGAGAGACTTCTTGATGAAGGATCTGAAAAGAATGCGTTTGTTTATCTAGACCCCCCTTATGACATCAAAGATAACCTCTACGGAAAGAAAGGATCCATGCACAAGAGATTTGATCACGATGGGTTTGCCTCTGACTGCGACAATTGTTCTATGGATTGTCTTGTCAGTTATAACTCCGCCCAGTTGGTCATGGACCGCTTCAAGTCATGGAATGCTGCTGAATTCGATCTCACTTACACCATGCGCTCGGTAGGTGAATATATGCGTGAACAAAAGGAACGTAAAGAACTTTTACTTTTTAATTATGGAACTGAAGGATTGGTTGAACTCAATTAATTTTACCAAGGAGAACTTGAGTGATAGTATTCGTGATTATCCTCCTTTCATTATCAATCGTTGTTTATCTGGTCACCTAGACTGTGTAATGTTTGCTAATGAAATGAACAAGTATCATTTCCTTGACAAAGATCTACAATATGAATTTTATCTAAATATCTTGAGAAAGAGAAAAAGATTCTCTCCTTGGATCCGTAAGGATAAAGTCACCGACCTTGATTGTGTCAAACAATACTATGGTTACAGTAATGAGAAAGCGTCTCAAGCACTGAAGATTTTATCAAATGAACAGATCGATTTTATTAAACAACGACTTGACACTGGTGGGACAAAATGACACAAACTACTGAACCGCAGGTAAATTGGTCTCAAGATAAGATGATTGAGGTCAGACTGAACGCTCCTGATGACTTTCTTAAAGTAAGGGAAACGTTAACAAGAATTGGTGTAGCTTCACGAAAAGAGAAGAAACTTTATCAATCCTGCCATATTCTGCACAAGCAAGGTAAATATTACATAGTGCATTTTAAGGAGTTGTTTGCTCTCGATGGCAAATACGCTAACCTTACTGTTAACGACGTTCAGCGTAGGAATCGTATTACTCGCCTTCTTGCTGATTGGGGACTCATTTTGGTAGTCAATGAAGATACTATTCTGGACATTGCTCCACTGAACCAGATCAAAGTCCTCCCATATAAAGAAAAAAATAATTGGGTGCTGGAACAAAAATACAACATAGGCAAGAAAAGTAAGGAAGAGAAAGAATAAATATTTCTGCGATCTTTCGTGCGGTCGCTCTACAAAAGTCGGAAACCCCTATAAGAAGATACGGTTGTTGCTGTATCTTCTTTTTTCGTATTGTGTTATAAATATATCGGATGCCTTCGGGGTCTACAAAACACAAACTCGCTTTTATAGGAGCTACCATAATGAGAACACTAGCACACTACGGTGCTTCGGACTTGGATCGCTTTGTCCGTGACATCGATAAGACTTCAATTGGATTGAATGAGTGGTTCAGCAAACAACTTACCAGTACGGAGGATGTAAACTACCCCCCGTATAACCTGGTAAAAGTAGACGAGAATACCTACACTCTTGAACTAGCACTTGCTGGATTCAGTAGCAAAGAAGTTAAAGCATATACTGAATCAGGGCAACTGTTCGTAGAGGCGTCCAAGGATGACGTGGTTGAACGAGAGTATGTCCATCGTGGTCTTGCCCTACGCTCGTTCAAACGCGCCTGGACGCTCTCTGAAGACGTTGAGGTGAGCAACGTGGAGTTCGTTGATGGCATCCTGTCTGTGGTGCTTGACCGCATTGTCCCAGAGAAGCATCAGAAGAAACTCTGGTTCGGGTCAGACTAAATAATCCATATCGTCGCCGCCCTATGGGCAAAGGGG